GGAAGTAGTGCATCTGACGGCAGGTGCCTTCCAAGCGGCCGAGGTGATCCTTGAGCGCTGCGTAGAGCCAGCCGCGGGGCTCGGCCTTGTCCGGGTCTAACTGCGAGCCGAGGCGATGGCAGATCGAACGGGCCTCGCCGAGGGACTGGCGATGGCGGTCGAGGACCTCCGCTTCGGTTAGGCCGCTCACTTGGTCTTATCCCGCCAGCGGATCAGTTCCTCTTCGGACATTGGCTTGATCATGTTTCGAATATTCAGCCAGAGGATGTCCACCTCGGTTTCTATGTCGCGGCTGGTTTGCCACACCCAAAGCACGAACAGGACGTACCACGGCGGTCTGGCCATCTTTGTCACGGCGTCTGCATCACCCCCTGAGCCTTCATTTGCTCGACAAGCTGGCCGAGCGCGCCGTGCAACTCCACCACGCCGGGAAGCGATAGCGTCAGGCGGGCAATGATGCGCCGCTGTTGCTCGCCGGGGCCGTTGCTCACGCTCATGAAGGCAAGCTTGGCAACACCGTTGATGACGACGAGGCTGGCGAAGCTGTCGGCGTAGAACTCCGGGGCAGACGTCGCCTCAACCAGCGGTGGATCGCGGGGGACGGGCGTCGAGGAGCCGAGCCCTGATCCGTCCATGAGCCGCTCCTTGGTACGGGCTTCGGTCATGCGCCTTCCTACTGCTGTCCAGGCGGCTGCACCAGTGCTGAGAGTGCTGAACCCGGCGCGAGCGAGGTCTTGGAAAGTGCTTCCGCAGCGCGGGCCCCCGGAAGCGTTTGTTGGGTAGCCTGCGCGAGGGCTTGGTTCCTCTGCTCCTGCATGATGAGCTTCTGAACTTCCGCCTCCTCGCGCACGATATTGGGCGGTCCGCGCACACCCTTGTTGAACTGCCGTAGCGCCTCTACGAAGTCGATGGCGAACTTGGCTTCCGGCCATGCGCCCGAGTTGGCCCCGGCGAATTGCACCGTACGGGCGATGGACTCGGTCTTCACCGCCTGCCGGGCTTCGGTCAGCAGGGAGACGAACGAGATGCGCAAGGGGACGCCCCGGAGCGAGGCAGGCTTCCGGGGCATGAGGCCAAGGCGCTGCATGATCGCCAGATGCCGCTTCACCCGCTGTTCCAGCGTTCCGTATACGCGGTAGATCATCGGCCCGAGCCGGGTCATCACCTCCTGCGTCAGCCGCTCGACCTCGGTTGCGGTCAGGTCGGCCTTCAGGCTCATCTGCGAGCGGAGCGTCATCAGCATCTGAAAGACGTCGTTGTAGGCCGACCGGCTGAGGCGGTCCTGGATCAGCTTGATGTCGGCGCTGATCGCCGGGATGTCAGGCTTGATCTCGTAGAGCGGGAAGAACTTTTTCTCCCCGTTCGTCGTGTTCATGTAGGTGATCTTGCCGGGGCGGGTCGTGGCCGGCTGGTTCATCAGCGCCTGGTCGGCGCCCATCGGCGGGTCGTTCACCTTCTCGATCGACTGGGCCTTCTGGCGGGTCTCGAGCTGCAACTGGATGCAGTCGCCCAGCATATCCTCGCCCACGCCCCGTCCGTAAGCCTCGTTTGACTGCGTCTTCCATCTCGCCGCAGCGAACGGGCATTCATGGAAGCCGGTCAGGCTCAGCGGCTTGAAGTTTTTGCGCCCCGCCACCCAGTAGGCTTCCCGCCAAGTGAAGTCGCCCGGAACGACGCCCACGCTCTCGTTCGTCCCGGAGAGGACCGGGAAGTTGGGCTCGATCGAATGGCGGATGACATTCTGGTACTCCAGCGCCCCGCCCTTGCCTCTCCACATCTCCTGCAAGTCGGGCGGGCAGTTATCCAGCCCGAACATCTCCACCGAGGCCGAGACGGTCTGCCGGAACTCGCGGTTGAACACCTCATCGCCGTTGTCGAAGCCTGTCCCGAGCAGATACTCCCCCGCACAGGGCGTGAAGACGTGCAGGATCGTCTCGGCGTTCTCGTAGTCGATGCAAGGGGCGGTGCCGAAGTGCGTCAGGTCGTCGTAAATCTGCGCCTGCGCCTCGTAGAAGTTGGAATGGTCGTAGATGAAGTTCAGCCGCTCGCTGAGGTCGTCGTAGTACTTCGCCCCCTCGCGATCGAGCTCGAAGTTCGGGATGGCGGGGCCTAGTTCCAGCCAGTCGCGATCAGGGTCAGTCAAGAGCGAAGCGAGGCCAGCCGCGCAGATGTCGCCGCAGATGGAGGCGGTTCTGTCTACAATATTGAAGTCCTGGCGGAGTCCACTATTATAGACGTTCGCCACGACAAACGGGTAATATCTATTCGGTTTAATGTAACGAGCGATCTGACCCCAAGTAGTCCACCACGCTAATCGCCATGTATACAGTGCTTGAAATCTGCTTTCAAGGTGTTGGAAGATCGCTTCCCATTCTTTATTTGCCTGACGATCATTTGCTGGAGTAGGAACATCAGCCGGCTCAAGCGACAGCAGCGACGGCGAACCTTCGGTGTAATGGGGGTTATCACCGGCCCGGCCCCCCGCTCTTGCTAGCTGTCGATAACTGGCGGCCATTTGGTCCCCCTTACAGGATTATTCCCTCGATGTAGATATCGACCGTCAGAGCCGATCCGTTGGCTATCGAGAGGTGGCAGTAGAGCGTCTGACTCGACGAGGTGTAGGCGATGGTCGTAGAAGCGCTTGTACCAAGTTGGTAGGTATTCCAGATTTCACTGATACCCCCAGTGGTGAGGGTAGTAATTGTGGCCGCGCCTCCGAATAGATTGGTGCCGCCCGCGCTGGCTGCGGTGTAGAACCCGATCTTGGCGCTGGTGGGTGTCGCAGAAGGGTTTGTGAGGATGCACGCCGATACGGCCCATCTGCCGCTGGCCGGACCTGTCAACGCAATCGCGATGTCGCCGGTCGTATTGAAGTTCTGCGTCAACGCGGAACCGGCGATGAAGCGCGATCCGCTTAGCGCGGCCGGGGGACCTTGCGCACCTGTGGCTCCTTGGGCGCCCGCCGCACCCTGAGCGCCAGTAACGCCTTGAGCCCCTCCCGCGCCTTGCGCCCCCGTGACACCTTGCGCTCCTACGCTGCCCGTCACGCCCTGCGCACCAACTGCACCCTGAGCGCCAGTGTGGCCTTGTGCGCCCTGAGCCCCGGTGTCCCCCTGAGCGCCTACGGCCCCTTGCGCTCCGGTTACACCCTGCGCCCCCACGCTTCCCTGCGTGCCTGTGACGCCTTGAGCGCCAACACTGCCTTGGGCTCCTGTTGCCCCTTGCGCGCCAACCGCTCCGGTGTGGCCCTGAGCCCCCTGCGCACCGGTATCGCCTTGGGCTCCGACGCTTCCTTGAGCCCCAGTTGCTCCTTGTGCGCCCTGGGCTCCAGTTGCTCCCTGGTTACCTTGGGCTCCGACCGCTCCCGTCGCTCCCTGACTTCCCTGCGCACCAGTGTCGCCTTGCGCTCCTTGTGCTCCCGTAGCGCCTTGGCTTCCCTGAGCCCCGGTGTGACCCTGGGTTCCTTGCGAACCGGTGTCGCCCGCCGCGCCCTGTGCGCCTTGGGGTCCCGAAGCCCCGGTATCGCCGGCCGGTCCCTGAGCACCCTGTGCCCCTTGCGCGCCCTGAGGCCCTGCGGAACCTCCGCCTACTGCCCCGGCCGTCCGCTTGATCATGCCCGTGATCTGCGGGTCGATCGGCTTGGCGCGGTACTGGCCCGGGGTCGGCGGTAATTGGTTGGTCGCGCCTATGGTCGCCTCCCGAAGCGTGACCGGATGATGGCGGGTATGGCGACTAAGTCAAACCGCGCGTATCGTGCACCAACACTAGACGGGGCATGCACATGAGCCTGACCGGAAACGAGACCCTGGAAGTCATCGGCGTCGACGGCCTTGGACGTCCATCTGGCGCAGCTCAACAGACCACGACAGCCGCCATCGCCGCTCTTGCAGGAGGTGGACTACCCACTGGGGGCCTTGCTGGCCAAATCCTCATCAGCGATGGCGCAGGCGGAGCTGCATGGTCGAACCCGACCCTGACCACCTTCGGGCCCTCGACTGAAATGCGCATGCCCTCCGGGTCTGGCGTTCTCATCATCGCGGCCAGCGACGGCTCGACCTCGATCATCTGGGGCGCGGACGGAAATCTGACGTTTGCGCCGGCGAACAATCTGCTATTCGACGGCCAAGCCGGCGTTACCCGGGTGGTCGATGTGACGACCGATGGCAACCTGACTTTCGGCGGAGGCATCCTTACCTGAACGGCCCCTTAGATGAACCTCACCGGCAACGAGACGCTTGAAGTCATTGGCGTCGATAGTCTGGGACGCCCTTCCGGAGCGGCACAGCAGACCACGACGCAGGACATCGCCAATCTCGCAGGCGGTGGGGGCGGCGGAGTTCCCCTTCCTTTCGTCGGCGCGGCCCCGGTTGTCGGATGGACGCGGCCGACACTGGTGGATTTCCCGGTCTGGCTGAATCGGGGTAGCGCCACGGCGGTCGATGGGGCCGGAGGTTTGCCGCTCAGCATCACGAGCGCAGCGGAAGGGGTCAACACGACCTCGAATGTAATCGCGCTCTTACAGCCCCTCAGCGTCGATCCGCCCTATACGATAACGGTCGCTCTCGCGGCCGACACCAACCTTGCGATGTTCAACCTTGCCCTCGGGCAATGGCTGCCCATCGTCCTTTTCGACAGCACCACGGGATTTCTGTTCTCGGAGTATTGGTATCTCGGGGACATTGCCGCACCTGAGGTGGGCGGCGTGGGCTCTTTTGTCGCTCTCT